ACATACTGCTCAGCCTTTTGACCAGCATAAAGAACTGGGTCAACAGCCTTTGCAACAGTTGTATCAACAGTAGAAAGTCCAGCCTTTTGTAAAGCCTTCTGTGTTCCTGTTTCAGCCGCAATACCTGCTGCAGCGGCAGCCATTGGGTCACCCTTAAATGTTTGTGCAGCACCTAGTTGTGCACCAGATGTTGCTACATTGCCAAGTATGGCACCAGGAATCGATGCAATTCCTTTAGCAGCGCCCTTGATGGAGCCAAGGAAGTCTTCCCATAATGGCATTACTTCACCTCCGCTGCTGTAAATGTATCAGGGCTACCACCTTGTACTTCATTACCAGTAATAGTAAGAATAAAGATATCTCTATCTTCTGGTGACTCCCAAGGAACCATTGCTAAAGGGATTGCTATGTCATAATTTTCATAACCTAGAGAGTTAGCAAACTTATCTAGGTGGTCAAAGAAGTTATTTTCTACCCATCTCATCAAAGTATCTGTTTTTTCAGATAGTTGACAAACTGCTTGTAAGAATCAGGTGCACCCTGTAAGCGAGTAGCATTCATCAAATCTGGAAGATAACGCTTAATTAGTGCTACGTTTTCATCTTGATTAATTGCAGATGTTAAACGTGGATTTAATGCTTCTGAACCACGACCACGACCCATATCTACACCATCAGAAATAGGTAACATCTCTGTAGGTTCAGCATCAAGTGGTGTAAGTCCAGCCAACATTGATTCCATTGGGTTTGTAGGAGCCTTTACTTCAGGAACTGGGTTACCAGCCATAGGTGCACCACCCTGCTGTGCCATAGTTTCTACTCCTGTTGAGCCTAAACTCTTCATACCTGGAATATACTTAGGTGCTTGCTTGCCAGTTCCACCTGCTCCGCCTGTAGCAGAAATGTTTGCAGGGTTATACTGAGGACCACCATTGGCGCCACCACGATTTTCTGGTGCAGTTGTCATTCGTCATCCTCTTCTTCTAAGAAAGTATCTTCAAGTTCACTGTTGTACTCTTCGGCTAAGCGCATCATTCCTACTGCGTTCCAAGGAGTCATTGCTTCGCTAACTTCTGTGTGAAGAAAGCGGTTACCTTCGTAATCTGCCCATTCGGATATTAAAACCCAGCCTGATGCAATGTAGTTCTTGCCTGTGTTGTCTGTATCTACAAGAAGTCGCAGAGCGTCTTCAACTGTTTTGCGGAATTCAGCACTCATTTCTTTAACTGAGTTTCTGTAATGAATGGTTCCGCTGTCTTACTGTCATTAAGTGCAGCAATAGATGCTGCTTGTTCAGGTGTAGCACCTGCATAGAGTGCACCTAGGGCTAAATCGCCACCAGTGCCTAAGCCGTAGTAGCCTGAATCGCTACGAGATACTGCAAAGTCGCTGTCAATCTCAAACAAACTACCATTGAGTCCAACAATTATGTTAATCTCAAAGTCTTTATCTGGTGATTTAGAGTCAAGCAGACCAGCATCTGTAAGAAGTTGCTTAAGTGATGGTGCTACTTTGTTGACCATAAACTGAAATATGTTAGTTCTGTCTTTTGCTAGAAAGGCTGGTGGTTTCCAAGTGTGTAATACAACCTGTAACGCACGAACATCTCCTGCAACTCCCACAAGATAGTTACCATTAATAATAACTTTAACCATATCTGGGTGAGAGTAAATCTTTGAGTCACCTACAACGCGAGAATCGCCAAGAACTACACATCGATTTGCGTATTCAACACCAATAATTGTTGTCATTGTCCCCTACCTTAATTATCTACGTGCTACGGTTCTTACGCTTCCGCTGCCTTCTCCTGCGCCTGAAAGGCTAGAGAGAATACTCATAATGTCTGGTGGTGCTTGCTCTGGTGGTGCAATTTCTGGTCCACCTTCTGGAGCAATAGCGCCTCCTGCTGGAACGCCTTCGGGAGCAGGGGACATTTGCTCAACCATTTCTGGTGCCCCAGCAGGAGGAACTTGCTGCTGCGGAGCGAATGTGGCTTCAATTGCGTCTTCTAGTGCTTGACCCTTTTGACGAGCCTTGATAACCGCAGCAATCTTACGTACTACTTCTGAAGCATCCTGACCTTGTGTTGCCATCTGTGGGATGGCTTGTGTGTAGGCAGTTAGCGAACCAAGTAATGCGGCACGCATATCTTCAATTTCAATCTTCTCAAGTTCCTGAGTTACGTTTACAGTAAATGGAAGTTCTCTCATAGCCATATCTCGGCTGATGAGTTTTCCTCCAAGTGCTTGAAGCATAAAGATAAGACCTTGCGCTGGGTTAAGACCAGCAAGCATACCGTAGCGAACATCAGCAGAATAGTCATTCTTGATGTCTTTGGCTGGCTTGTATGTGATTTCATATGGAGAACCTGAATCTACTCCGCGAATTGTTTTTTCTTCTGGATACATACGCTCATCAACCTCAAAGCAAAGGCTTATAATGTCGCGTAGTGCCGCTGCAAAGATTGCTTGAGCAGACTTAACCTGGGTATCAAATGCACCCATAAGAGCCTGTACGCCTTGTCCAGTGACGATAGAGGCATCAATGTTACCTGTACGTGATTCAGGATAACGAGTACCAACACGAAGTTCTTGGTTAAGCAATGTCTGCTCAGTAAATGCACCTTGGGGAAGTGTTAGTTCTACGCGGCGTACACCTGCTGGGTTTGCAGTACGGATAACTGCGTCTCCACCAAGTTGTAGTTCCTGTACATCCTGTGGAAGTACGATAGGAGCCTGAACAGATTTCTCTGCTGCTTCCATTGCAAGCAATGCAAAGCGATTGCGTAGTAACTGAATACCCAAGACGTCATCAAATTGTCCACGAAGTTCACCATCAACAGATGGTTTACGTGCAACAACAACCATCATCTTACCCATTGGGTTTTTGACCTTTGAAAGAATTAGGTCTTGACGTGTTGGTAAGTAGATGATTGACTGGTCTTTGTCATAGTAGCGAATTAACTCAACCTCGTTATTAAGGTCTTGCTTGTAGCCTTGACCACCAAGCAATTCTCTTTCAAACTCTGGAAACTGAGTAACGAGTTCGCCCAATGTCATCAGGTATCTCTTAGCAAATGCCACACAGCGTCCATAGCGGTCAAACTCTGGATAGGAACCTATCGGGTTTTCTATGCGGATACGTGGCAGTTTTGCTTCTTCGTCCAATTCAATAATGAACGGAACGAAACCATATGTAATATACCAGTCTGCACCTGAGTACATTTGTACCGATAGGTCAGAATGTGAAAAATAATTTGATGCAATTCGAGTGCGCTTGTCTGCAAAGGCACGCGCTCTGTCGTTGACAGCGTTGGCTGCAGAGCAGTTGACCGCTGGTAGTGGTGCCATAACCTCTGAAAGGTCACGTGCCACAACATCAATGAAGTTAGCAACTACGTTGGCATCTACGCCATCTGGAAAGAAGTCAGGGTAAACCTGTGAGATTTGACCCTTACGGACAGCAAGGACGTCAAGGTTGCGAGCATCTCTCTCGCTATTGCGGTAGCGCAAAGATTGAACACGCGCTGCTACCTGTTCCATTGATAATGCCATTATTGTCCTAACGTAGATTTACAATTATTAACAACTTTGTTTTACAGAGTGTCGTGTGTTTCTCTAAAAAGTTCGTCTTTAATAGCCTTCTTAATTTTACTTACTACAGATGGCTTATTCTTTTTAGGTAGTTGAGGTCCTTGAATTTTTGCAGGACCCATCATACCGCCTTGCAATGGCTTGTAGATAGGCGCAACAGACCTACCACCTGAACCACTAATTCCACTCGTTGTTCGAGTCATTGAATTAGAAACTCTTGGAGTCGTTGCTGCAGTTCCAGTAATTTTTACCTTAGTTGCTGGTTTTATTTTTTCTGTCTGTTTTTTTATTTCAGACTTAGGAACACGCATTTCTGGCATAGTATTCTCCTATTGTAGAATTAAAAATTAACGACGCTTGTTGCTTCCCATAAGTCGTGCAGGCTGGTCACCTGTAATAGTCATATATTTCTTAGATGGTGTTCCTTTTGCGCCAGATGTTGCAGCCTTGGCTGTTTCGCCAACTTGCTTCTTAACTTCTTTTGCAGCAGCCTTAAGTTGGTTTGCTGTTCCACCAAGTGCGCCAGCATTTCCTTTGTCGCGTACTACAGCGCCGAGGTTTCCAACCGCTGTAACAATGTCGCGTGCTTCGCGTGCTGTTACGCGGAAACGATTAGTAATATCCTGAATTAGGCTTTCTTTTGCTTGTGTCTTTTTGACAGGTGTAAGTTCCTTCATTGGTTGATTTCTTGCATTTCCACCAGTTGACTTAGCGGTTCCTGTAATCTTTACTGTCTTTTTCATTTGTGCCATTTTGTTTTATCCTTATCCGTATTGTTGTGACCATTGGTCTGCAAATGCGTCATCTAGGTTGATAGCGAATCTGCGTTCCGTCTGAGCGCGTGTCGCCCAACGGTTGCTTTGATATTGCGATGCTTGACTTGACCTCTGCATTAACTCTCTAATACGGATGACCGCAAACCATAGAGCCATTACAACGTCAGTGGGGTTTCTAGTATCTGGCTTCCACGTAATGAGTTCCTGTACAAGGGTCTTTAAACCCTCAGAGCCTTCATTGCTTGGTAGTTCGATGATGTTGTTATCTTGGAATCTGCCATCTCGTGTGTTACCAAATAAGGTAGCCATAGATGCCACACCAAAAGAAGTGTCCCACTTATTCTTGCCAGTAAAATGTGAATTCAGTTGCGTACCGTAACCTGCTAAGAAGTTTCGTAGATGGTCGTCCAGCGCATACGCTTTCTGATGAGCATTGATTTCGATACGCAATTCCTGAGGGCGGTATTTCTCCACCCAATCTTCGATTAAATTTTGAATCTTCTGTGGATTAGGGTCTGTCATATTGACAGCATCTAGCACATAGATTTTTCCGTCAGCCTTGTTGTAGGTACAGACCACGGCTCCTGTTGCACCTGCCATAGCAGGGTCAAGACCAATGATGGTGTAGCCCTCAACGTGACGAGGATGTCCTGGGTTACCCGCCTTTAGCGGTCCTCTTTTTCGCATTCCATTGACTGAGCCAGCCACACAGGTTGGAGAGAATATCGAGTCTTCTTGGACGTCTTCTTGTTGGTAGACCATAGCCCAGACAGAAGGCGCCACCTCAGAGCGGCGCGTAAAGAGAGCGGGTCCATCCCATTTCGGATAAAGTCCGTCGGCATCAGGTTCGTCCACATCTCCTTCGGGTCTATCAGTTTTAGCCCAAAGGGTTTTCCAATTTGCAGGTTTTTCGTCAAATTCTAAAACGGCTGGCATAGCCATATAAGTGAAGGGTGATTTGCCACCAGTCCACTGTGAGCCATCCCGTAGCATCTTGTAGAGGTCAATCGGTGAGACTCTGGTACCTACGATGATAAGTTTACCGTAGCGTCCAAGACGGGTAATAACTTCCTTCTGAAGCCATTCCATCTGCTTTTCCCACTCGTGGGCGTTAGAACCCATCACAGCGTCATCGACAATAATCAGGTCGGCACGAGCACCGTAAATCTGGGAACCAAGTCCTAGTGCTTGAACTGTTGGGTCTTTTTCGCCACTATCGCGTCCTGTACCCAAATAAATCATATCTGCAGACCACGTAGTGGCGTCTGCCTTATATCCGCCATTTGGACCAAAAGCAGTCTGCAGTTTAATAAAGGCGGGGTGGTTAAGGCGAGTCTTAATCGCACCAAGGAACTTGCGTGCCATACCCTGAGTCTTTGAGACAATGATGACTCGTGAGTTAGGGTTGGTCACAATCTTGTAGACCACGTAGTTGGTCGTGATGACCGTAGACTTTGCGTGCTCAGGTGGCACATTTACGAGCACTCTGTTGACAGCGCCTGGCTCGTAGGTCATAGCAGGGTGTATCCAGCGCGGCTCGCGCCCCTCAATCAGGTCAATCCAGTTGAGGTGGTGAGGGAACATCTTAGTATCTAAGAACTGCTCACAGAAGTCTGGGAAGGAGATTTCCTTTAGGTCGCCTAGGTCTGCGATTACCCCTTTACCGACCAGTCGGGCTTTGTCGGCTCGTTCCTTAAACTCAGGTTCATTCATTGTCCACTGGCGGAAGGTGACGTCGTTACGTCCCACAGATGCCATAGCGGCGGTAATGGTCGAGCCTTGCTCTAGTTGGAGTAGAACTTTCTCCTGCGCCTCGCGCTTGGGGATGTTCTGAATTCCTGGCTTGCGTCCCATAGGTGCCCCCTAAAGTTGCCCTCTGTAGAGGTTATAAAACGATGTATAAACGGTACCCGTTAGACGGCATAACTGTGGTAATTATAATTATATATTATATATATTAAGGATTAACCGTAGAGCAAACGGAGGTTAATCCGTTAAAGATTATTATTAATCTTTACATATAAGATAACCCGTTCAAAGTACCAAAACCGAACACTTAATATTAATATATTTTTAAATATCTTTATAAGGGGGGCTAATATATATAAAAGCCCTGGTCAGGGCGCATTTAGCAAATATAACAGAAAATTATTGGGTGAGTATATATACAAGTAAGTGAGGCAGTTAAACAACCCTAGGGTCAAACATACCTGACAGAGTTAGATTAGGCGAACCCTAACCCTTAACGGGAGGGTGAGTGTCTTGTCTAGGATATAAATCCCGCAGGATTGCGGGTTTAAATGCCAGAGTTTGGCAAGGAACTAAGGTTATGAGTGCAATACAAGACAGGCGACTATCCCCCTACCAATTCCGCGGGGTCTAGTCTTTAAGAGTTCAGGCTATGAATTAGGGGAAGTGGTTTAAGTTTCAACTACTTACACCCTTTCAAATTGTCGACATATCGACAGACCTAAACCCTCAACAGGTTCCGCAGGTGTGATGTAACTCACAAGACATTGACCACTAATGACCAGATTATCGCTTGACATACGCTTAACAAGGTGAGAGAGTTATCTCACAAGGCAAGGCAACACCGCCAAGCCAAGGACAGGAGAATAAGAGAATGAGTTACAACCCAGAGACGCAACAGAGTAGCCTTCTTCACGATTTAGCCGACGCGATTACATCATTTCAAGCACTAGACCAAGCGGTCAGCGTACTAATCGAATGGGGCTTAGTAGATGCAGACTTAGGCGCGGAATACATCAAGGAAGCACAGGGGGCGAACTAATGACACCGACAGGGCTAGCACTAAAGGTTACAAACAAGGACGGGCGCGAGTCTTTCCCTTGTTACGAGGCTTACGGGTGGGACAAGGTGAACCAAATCATCTCAAACACCCTAGAGATTGAACACGTTCTAAAGGTTGAAATCGTAGATATAAACGTCCTACGATAGGGCAACAGCCCCCGCCTAGCGGGTACGGGTTCACAATCCGACGGGGGCACTAGGTAGGCGAATGACTACCTTGCAAGACCTAAGACAGGAGAACGAAAGAATGGCAAAATATTTCGAAATAGGTTGGGATAAGTTCGGGTTTTACATTGAAACCCGCTTGATTGACTTATACATAGACAATAGAGGCTTAGCCCTAGGCGTCGCCGTAATCGTAGCACTACGAGTTCGCAAGGTTCTAAAAATGCGAAAGGTGGCTAAATAATGGAATGGAATCCGAAAGTGTCGAACAGTATCTACACGCGACAGACAAGCAAGGAGGGCACCACAAAAGCATTTGAATATTACTACATCAAAAGAGGAGGAGGGTACTACCTTTCTTACACAGCAGGACGGTACACATTCGGGCGGGAAATTGATTTCCGCGAGACATTTAACACCTTAAAAGAAGCGCGGGAATTCTGCGAGAATGTAGACCGTGAGACGGTAATAATTCACGCGGTTTAAGTGAGGCAACTCACAGCCCGCCACTCTTGACAGAGGGCACAGGGAGCGAGACCCTAGGCGGGCACGGGTAGAAATCTACCAGAACGACAAAACGACAGGAGAACACAGAAATGCCAGCACTAAACCAGAAAGACGCGGAGCACTACATAGCAAAACGCAGACAATTCACAGCATCAGCTTTGCGCGGTGATTACTGTAAAGGGTGGGTACCTGATGCGGGACGTCTAAACGCTGAAGAGTACACAAAACTAGACCAAGCAGCCCGTTACGATTCAGAGTGGGTCTATGTAGTTTGGTCATATGACACCCCAATCGCTTGGCACGACTCAGAGGGCTGGTATGTAGTCGCGCAGAAGTTCAGCCAGACAACAAGCAAGCACCAAAACCTTACCCGCCGCGCTATTGCAGAGAGTTTAGAGGGGGCGACAGTATGACCGCCTTAATTTTAGCCCTTGCACCTCTTGCCTTGCTATGTATTGCGGGCATACTATTAGACAACGACCTAACGACAGGAGAAAATTAAAATGGCACAACTTTTAGAACTTATCAACACAGACTCAACAAACGCCCTGAGGGCTTGGTGTTTTGGTGAAGCACTCAGAACACGAGACCGCGACGCGTTGCGTCTGTGGCTCTCCGAATGGGAGAAGAGCGACGCGAGAAAAGCAAAACTCAACAACGAAAAGACGGGAGAATTTTAAAATGCAAACCAAAATGGAAGACCTTCACCGCCTTGTTGCGGTGCTTGAAGAATGCGTAAGACCTTTATTAGAGGGCGAAGAAATAGAGTCGCCTTATGAATCAATGAGACGCCCGCACCTAGTTCTACAAGAGGGGAGCAAAACTTACGGGCGAGCCTTTCGGGTTCACTTTACGGGCGGAAGTAAGTACGGCTCGGGACATTGGGAACCGCGAGGGTTTAGCGATTACCTAGGCGGCACCAAGGCAGAAGCGGAGCGAACTCTGCGAAGTCTGATTGCGGGCATTCGTACAGGCTCAATGATTGCAGAGAAACTAGAGGAAGAAGGCAACGAGTGAACGCCACGGAAACCAAGCCTTACACCGTCGAGCAATTATTAAATGAGATTTACGAAGACAACTATTCACACCTAGAGTTTGAATGGAATATGGGCGGGGAGCCTTGCGAGTGCAAAATCTGCCTAACAATGCAGACTATAATCAAATACAGGGGTGAGTGATGCCAATTTGTAGAGATTGCTTACGCCCTGTCAATGAGTGCCACCACGGGCAAGAGATAAGGCGGAAGTGTTAGCCCTCGCGCTAGCCCTAACCCTTACTCTTCCCGTCGCGGTGGATGGCGACACGATACAAAGCGGGGAGTCTTTCGTCCGACTGGTTCAAATAAATACACCAGAAAAGGGCGAGTGTTACTACAAAGAGGCGACGGAATACACGCACAATTTTCTAAAACTAAATGGTAAATCGAAACTCATACCTGATGCGAGATTGGATAGTTTCGACGAGTACGGCAGGGCACTAGGTTACTTGACAAAGGGAAACCGAAACCTTAATCTTGAACTCGTAAAGTATGGATACGCGAAGCCTTATTTCTACAAGGGAATGAGGGGAAAGTATGCAAACTTAATCGAGAAATATGCTAGACAAGCAAAGGCAAATCGCCTAGGCTTATGGAAATGCAACGACAGGAACGCACAATGGAACAAGAAGAGCAGTTAAGTTGGTCAGAGTTAGCAGAGTTGACACACGAAACACAGGTAGATAAGTTTGGTTGGTGTATGTGTGAAGACACAGAGCCACACGAATACCCATACGGCGATTGCCCAAAGACAGGAGAATGAAATGAGTACAGAGCAACAGATTCAAAGCGCAATAGATAGCCTTAACGAGGCGATGAAGTTAATGAAAGAGTTGGGATTGATTACAGAGGGCGACGAAGATGAGTGAGCCACAACTCAACGACCCAGTATTTTACGACGACTCAGAATGGATTATGTGTAGCCAGTGTGACAACGAGTTCGACTTTAACACTTACAATTCCAAGACGTGTGAGTCTTGCGAGAACGGAGAGACAGAGTGAATAAAGAATTTCAAATTACTTATGAAGTTAAGGGAATTCAAGTTGTCAAGGTAACGCTACCAGAGGGCACCGACGTACCCGCAAACTGGAACTCTCTGGACATTCAAGAGCAGGACGAATGGCTCTATGAACACGAGATTAAAACCGAAAAATATTACGAAGATATTCACTACTCTTTGCCCGCTTCTATTTTGGAGATACGCCACCTAAAGGCGGTAATTTAATGACGTTACCTGACCGAAGTTGGCACGCGAAAGGTAATTGTAATCAGCACCCAGACCCAGACCTATGGCACTACGAGAACCCAAGGTTGTTAGATGAACAACAACTGGAAGTCTTGCGAAGTGTTCAGGCAATAGAGTTATGCCACACCTGTCCAGTCAGGCTTGATTGCTTGAAGCAAGGGTTAGATTCTGAGAACCTAGAATACACTGGCGGGCACGGTTCTATTTGGGGTGGGTTGCTCACAGTTGAGCGGTATTTACTCACAACTAAACACCCAAAACAGGTTCGAGTTAAGGCAGAGTCACGACATAGAGGGAATGTTCGACGAAAGATTGCTAGAATAGATAAATGAAAAAACGATTTATAATTCTATCAACTCTTGTTGCTATCGCGGTTATCACACCAGCAACCCACAACGTGGGTGTGCACGTGGACATTGAACCCAAAAAGCCAGAGGTTATACAAACCAAGGCAACAATGGAAGAGAAGAAAGCCAACAAGATTATGGCTATGAAGTTTGCCAAGGCAGGTTGGAACTGGGATAGAACTCAGCGCAAGTGTGTCTACTCGTTGTTTATGAAGGAGAGTAAGTTCGACCACTTAGCCAAGAACCAACAGGGCAGCAGTGCATTTGGGATTGGGCAGGTATTGAAGGAGACAAGCAAAGACCCAGCGATACAGATACTCAACGCTTACAAATATATCAAGCACCGCTACGACACACCGTGCAAGGCGTGGTCACACAGCCAGCGCAGAAACTGGTACTGATGCTTGACTTAACTGGCAAGCCTATTGTAACCTGTATCTGTGGGTGCAAGATGTTTGTGGTCACAGTAATGTGGGACGAAGAGACAAGAGAAGTAGGTTGGTACGATTTAAAGCAGGAATGCAAGGAGTGTGGGGCAATTAGCACCGCACCAACACCAATAGACTGGAGAGATGAATGAGTGAAAAAAAGTTTGGAAAGTCTTGGCTTTACTGGGGCAAGATTAGTGGCTTTAGTATTGGATTTCAGATTAGCAGACACAACTTTGATTTGAGCATAGGGTTTTGGTACGTAGGGTGGGAGTTCTAATGCCCAACTACGAATACAGATGTCGTAAGTGCCACTCACTTACAGTTATAAATCGCAAAGTTGAAGAGCGAGATGATGAAGTTACTTGCCCTTGTGGGCAGGTGTCTAGTAGAATTTACAATACACCAGCGGTTCAGTTCAAAGGAACTGGATTCTATTCAACAGGAGGATAGTATGTGCACAGTATGTAAGAACGGTGGTTGCAGTAATTGTGAACCACGCAATGAAACACTTCAGTTTGCTAGCGGTAAAGAGATAGAAGAATTCTATGACTCATACGGAGAATCACTCTGGGTAGACCCAGCAGAATCAACGCCTGAATCTTCCTGAGGTACGTCGTCGTTATCGCGGAATGGTTTGAACCCACCAATCTTGTTGATGAGTTTACGAATGGCACGCTTGTGGCGCATACGCACCGCATCTTCTGTGCCCATATCTAATTCTTTTGCAATGTCACCGAAGTCCATTGACTCTGCATAGCGTAGGAATAATACTTTCCTGTCATCCTTTGGTAGTTTCCAGAATGCGTAATCAACTTCAATCATCATAGCCATAAGGTTGCCACCCTCATTAGGTGCAGATGGACGACCAGTTCTACCAAGGTTTAGTTTGTGGGTTACGCCCCACTCTCCACGCAATACAGGAGGCAGCAATGCCTCAACCATATCTGCTTCGTAAAAGAATAAATCGGTAGTCTCATAGCCACCAGACTTTGCTTTCCAATGGTTGCAATAATCTAAGGCTTGATTGCGTAGGCTACGATAGATAAGGTTCTTTGCATCTTTGTCGCCTATCTCTTCCCAAGCATCCAGTTTATTTGGGTGCTCAACAAACCACTGATATAAAGATTGTTTGATGTCTTCAATATCAACAGTCGGAGACTTACGAGAATACTCAGAGGCAACAGCATCAACAACATACTGCCAGCGTTCTATCCTTGCCCACTCAATCATTGAATCTTTGTCCCGTCCACTATCTTGAGGAAGGTAACTGGCTTCATCATCTTATTCTTGTTAGCAAACTCAGTTGTAACTGGCAACCACTTATCTTCCCACACAAGATTGTTCATCAGGTCAAGACGGAAAGACCACACACCCTCAGGTGTATAGTTAATGTAGTAAGGTGTTAGCCCAAGTTCAGCAGACTTAGTGATAAGAAAGTCATACTTCTTTTTCTCAAGCAATAACGTATCGTAGTGAGTGTTGCGTGACTTAAGTTCAATGAACATTTTATACTCATCTGTAATGCAGTCGAAGCCGTCGAATAATTCTGGGGAGTGTACTAAATCTGGGAAATGTTCCTGCTTCAGCCAGTTAAATAACTCCTGCTCTTTCATTCATCCCACTTACCTCTTAGAACTAGCAGTCCAATGATTGCATAGTTAGCCATATCCTTGAAGGAATCTTCAAGAGATTCGTGCTCAGGGCTTGCACCACTATCAATCAAGTTGTTAATGCGTGCCAACTTATCGTGCATACGCACACGCAAGCCATTGATTGCACCGCCTGGTGCTTGTGAGATATTCTTCGGACCATAATCTTTATGCTTAGAGATAAGCAGTTCAGACAATTCTTTATTTATATTGGCAAGGTTTACTTCGAGGTGGAGTTCGCGTGCAATAACGGAATGGCTAACGAAACCATCAATGAAGTTCCCTGAGTCTCCGTCTTTACTACGTTTAAACCCAAGTTTGTTAGATACTGAATAATCTGCCATATCTCTTCACGCTCCGCTTTCGTTGTCATCTGGTTCCTCCGCTAGTAAATTTTGTAAGTCTCGGTCAAAGTCCTGAAGTGCAGACTTCACAATCATATCCTCAACTAACTCATCTACTAGGTCGTAACCATTCTCACTAGCAAATAGTGTAACATAAGTAGACTGAGTTATCAGTTTAATCTGGTCTGCATCGTGTGCATTGTCGAACAAGAACCGAAGCATTGACCCTAGCATAAGTTTAAATCCAGAGGGCAACAGATAGTACGGGTCGAAGGTCTCGTCCTCTTCCAAGTAATGGTCTATCAAAGCAAACGAATCGGGAAAGGTTATGTTGCAGTCGTGGCAATGATTATGGGGAGGCTCTTCCTCAATGTTCATTTACACCCATCTTTTGATTGAAGTAGTCAACACCGTCCTGCACGAACATTGAATTAACATCGTGTCCATCTGGGAGTTGAATGATAGTAACTGGTAGTTCGCGGGCAAGACTACGGGCGAATTCCGTTCCAGGCTGGTCGCCATCGGCGAATACAAAGACCCTTTCAAAGTCTGCCAGCAATCGTGTGTAGTGCTTCTTCCAACTGTTCGCACCTGGTACTCCAACACAGGGAATCCCAACGCAAGCAGAAAGAGTAAGGGTATCCAACTCGCCTTCACAAACTCCAATAAAGTCACTGGCTCTCTCCACATCTAGCACATTATACATCTTGGTTTCAGCCCCAGTCATACCCATATACTTTGGTTCAACTGCAGGGTTTAAACTTCTAAATCTTAAATCAACTACGCCAGTCTTGGTAATGTAAGGGATAGATAACCTACCCTTGAATGCTTCGTGCCCTGTCTCAGGCTCCGCGACTACGCCTAATGACGCCAGACGTGCTACCTCCAGAGGAATACCTCTGCTTCTTAGGTAATCTTCCGCCTGATAAATGTTTTCCGCGTACCCTGCTGCTGCTTTCCCCAGTAATTCCTTCTGCAAAATGCTTTGCTTCACTGAAACTCATCCCCTCTTGTCTGACAATAATTTGAATGCTGTTTCCTTGGACACCACAGGCGAAACAAATGAAGATGTTCTTATCAAGGTTTGCACTTCCTGACTGGTGTGTGTCTGAATGAAACGGACACTTGAGATTAACTTGCCCGTGTGTTTGTCTAAGATTCGCACCGTAGTGTCTGAGTATGTCCGCGATTGGCGGAAGGTCGCTGTCAATTCTTATCACCGTATCCTGCATCTCTTAATAGTTTCACCGCATCCTCCAGTCTCAGTAAGCATACCCAATCGGACACACTCTTTTCTCCTTGACCATTCAAGCGTAGCACTACTATGCCTAGGTCTTTATCGTTTGCTCTATCCTTGAGTTGCTGTATAGCAGCACTAGGATTAAATCCTGTTCTTGCCTTTACTTCCCAATCAATACCCACAGTCCCAGTAACATCAGTACCACTGCGACCAGCCCCAGTACTCTCAGCAAAAGGGAAGCCATTGTCAACCAGATAATTAGCCAGTACTTTTTGACTACGATATCCCCGATGCTTGCGTGATTGCGAAGCCACTTACGAAGCACTCTTATCCTTATTCAGAATACGAACAGCCCACGCTAAGCCAGCGTTGAGTCCATCAGTCCACTCATCTGTGACTGGAACCTTGGCTGCTTCAATCTTTTCAATCAATGCTGCCGTCTCTCGCTTAACTTCAAGCAAGATATAAGCACGCATCTCTTGTGTCATATCGTCTTCTTCTTCTCGTATCATTACTCTCCTATGAGTTCTCTGGTATGTCGTCCATAAACATATACTCAGGATTAAATGCTAGCCACGCTAGCAAATCCCCGTTTGCATCTGCTCTTCCATATCTATTCTTTACAGGTGCAATAGCCATAGAAGTACCAACAACTCCAAGAGTACAGATAAGAGCAGGAAGTTGCGCGACCTTACCTTGAAGAGCCGACCTAGGCTGGCAAGGATTTCCAGGTACAGCCTCAGAAGTATGATGCAAAATAATAATAGCAGCGTTAGTATCACGAGCAAGGAATTTCAACTCCTTCATAATCGCACGCATAGATGCGAACTCTTCACCACCATCGGTGGCAATGTCCATCAAGTTATCAACAAAGATTGCAGTAGGTGGACAACCCCACAACTCTTCGAAGGCTTGAACTTCCTCGTCTATATCTTGCAGAGTAGGAGATGATTCAAATGACCAGACAATGTGTGCACCTCGTGAGAGGGTTGCCTTAGTCCAGCCGTAGTCATTGTTCATTAATGTTTCAACATCAGTCTGATTCTTACCGCTAATCATTGATGCAAGGCGCATAGCCATAGTGTGAGCGTTGGTATCTGCTGAGATATACAAGCAAGGTACCTTCATCTTGAGGGCTAAAGCCAGTGCCAGAGTGGACTTTCCCACACCTGGAGTGCCTGCCAACATAGAGACTTCTGCTCTGCGTAAAATTATTTTATTGTTATCAAATGCACGGAACACAGAGGGCAATGGTTCTCCACCAATGTCTGCTCTGCCTACTGAACGGACAAGAGTTCTCATCCTTTAGTCTTCTCAATGTCTTCTAAAGCAGCGTTGTATCCTTCTTTGTAACCATCAACGTATGCTTCTTGTAATAAATACTTAATTGTTTTTTCCATTTGTATCTCCCGTCTTAAGTTGGCAGAGGGGTAAATATCTTCCCCTAATAAATACCCCTCTACCAATTCTAGTTTATGTCAATGTCTAACCATTGACTGGTGAGCATTGCCCTTGGTCTTGTGGTTGCTGACAAACCCACATCCGATACGGCTTGCCGTTCTTCTTCGAGATTCCCGATAGGAACTTTCGCTCCCCGTGAAGACACGTTGGCGTGGTACCTGATGCTTCCGCTGTCGGGGCGGTTACGAAGGTAGGAGTTGCTGGCTGCGCGGGAGTTGAAGTAGGCGTTCCCAAAGGGGCTGCCACACCTGCACCATTAAGCATTCTTCCTGTTGCTGCAATCTGTGTTGAGTAATCAGAGATTCCCTCTAGCAATACGCTAAGTTCATCTGCAGTATTAGCGCGGACATTTACCATATCCCCACCGTTGGTCTTGTATGAGACCTGTAACTTCCAATCTTCTGCCATTACTTGTCCTCCTTCTTTAGGCTAGGAAAACCTAGTGCTTCCCTTGCTTCATCTTGTGTAATGATTTTCATCTCTAGCGCAACCAACACATCTTGTGCTGTTAGTGTATTTACTTTGAGCATTTATTTGTCCTTCGTGAATTGGCAATGTTCTGTGAGTCCACAGAAATTGCACGATTGTAGGTTCGGTAGAAATATACCAGCCTTGCGTGCTTTGTCAAAGCCATCAACAAAGTATTCAAGCGTGTCCTGTGTATACCTACTTAGGTCAATCATCTCTCCTGTCCCCGACTCACGAGACATCCAGTAGTTTCCTAGATTGACTTCAACACCCAGCATCATCTCGACTCCTATTTTGTAGAAGCCCAACTGAAGGTCAGACTGAGGACGTGCACGAGAAGTCTTTAAGTCAACGATAACTAACTTGCCGTCAACCTCAAAGATTCTATCGATGAACATCTTCACTGGTACTCCAGCGATGACTGGGTTTAACTCTAACTCGATAGCCTTGGCACCCTGAGGTGTTGTCCAGAGTTTCCAGTTAGGGTTGTTCTTGCGCCATAGGATGTAGTTGTCAGTCCATATGGAACCTTGTTCGTACCACCAAGCAGCATCTTCCTTGTTAGGGTTGAGTTTAGTTGCTCGTCCTGCTACTCGTGCAGTGGTGAAGTCAAGACCTTCGGTCTCCTTACGCCACGCTTGTTCCCATAAAGGGTTAGTTGTCATAGTCATACAACTCTGCCGCTAAGTGAAATGCTCGTCCGCCTGCTGACCAGATGGATGGTTCCTCTGGTACCTGAAGTAATCTACCTAGGTAGTACTGATATCCACAGGTCAGGTAAGTGGTAAATGCTGAGTAGGATATATGTGCTGGCAGTTCATAACTGTCCAATTTAATCATCGACTTCTCCTGTCTGAAAGTTGTTACATAGTCCTCCCTTAGAGGACAGGAGGGTACTCGATAAGGGAGAACTATGTAAATCTATTTAGTTATTATTATATAATTATATATATAATATCGGCGCTTCGCGCCTTATATTAATTAATATTAATAATTAATAATCTGAGTATACACACAACCGACTTGACTGTAAGTTAGCGACACGCCGATGACCCTACAGAAATGACAAAAAGACCCCCAAGCCATAGGTAATCCTATGACCTGAGGGTCTAAGTGTCTTAAAACCGCCTTGGAAGGCGTGTGAATGGTATTACTTTGAACCGCGACCAAACTCTGTAGCAGATGGGTCTAGCCACTTGAGTAGTGGACCAGCGAATCCTGCTGCCGCAGCCATCGCTAGTGTCTTAAGGTCCGTCTCACCTGCAAGGTAAAGCGCAACCGCAGCAGATGCTGCAGCGCGGAACCAAGAAAGTGATAGTTGCTTGAATTGTTCCATTGTATCCTCCTAGGGGATTAGGCTTTTGCACCGTGCACTTTGCAACAGGTACAAACTTCGGTCTTGTATGCCTTCTTCGCAGGCACTGGTACTACCTTTGACACAACCTGGTTAATAATCTTTGGCTGGTTAAGCCACCAGAACCAAGGGCTTGTGTCGGCAGAGTGCTCTTCTTTGATAGAAATATGCAGATGCTTATTGTGCTGGTTGCTACCTGTGTACTTACGGTTGCCTTCTTTAGCACGAGCCTTTGACCAAATCTTTCCCTTGAAAATCAGGTACTCAACTCGTGCATCTTCCTTCAACTTCTCGAAGATGTCGAGGCAATCAATGCCGTGCTTAGGGTCGTGAGTCAAATCAACTGCTAGACCTGTGTTGTGGTCAGAGTTGGGACTGGCTTTCATATGCGCTTGGGAAGGAAGGAGTCCATCGCTGGCTTTCATACGCAAGGGTGCTATCGCTGTGGCTTGACGCAGGACAGCAGTGGCGGCAGGCGTGGCTTTCGTAACAAGTTTCTTCATTATTCTCCATCTTTCTTTTCCTTTGGCTTTGACTTTAATCCGTTTCCTGCAAGTACGCCAGCAAGAGAACCAGTAAGAAACACGCACAAGGTACTAACAAGGTCAATAAATGCAGCATCGTTGGGTGCCTGTTCTCCTAATGGTTGTGTAATAAATAGCAACGCATAGAGCAATCCAAATACGGAACCAGCAAACACAATGGCTAGTATGATTCCGATAGTTACAATCAGTCTTGCGTGTAAATCTTCGGGTGTGAATTTATTTCTTTGGTTCATCTAATACTCCAGGCAAAATGTCTTTGGTACAAGTACCAGTGGGGATACATTGAGGTGGGTTACACTCTGGCTTTTGCCAGTTTTCGTACTCTTGGCAAGGATAACGAACCCAGCCCTGATACCCGCAGCCGCTAAGAGTTATTGCGAGTAAGAAGAATGCGATAAATCTCTTCAACTTGTCGCTCCAATCGCTCAACTGAATCCTTCATACTCGAACCACCATTGGGCTTAAGTTCATATAGGAAATGTTTTACTAGCCATCTAATCGATGCAGCAAATGCTGAAACGATTGTTAAGATAGATATGATTAAAGCAGCCCAGTCTGTGGCGGTCATTTGCGCTCCTAAGAGTTATACGGTACGGATAGTGATTTGTAGTACGCCACCAAAGCCATCAAAGCGCTTATCAGGTGGGGTCAAGCGGGTGAACGTAACTTGTTCGATAACAGCCTGACGAGATTCGCCAGTTGTTAAGTCTTGCCAGGTGACAACATCTCCGTTGCCTTCGATGTCTTCAAGTAAACGAATCTTGTCAAAGGCTCTGCCTTCGTATCCAAGCAGTACGTTGTATCGGTCAGTCTCAATATCATAGCAATAGACAGGGAACTGCATCACACGCTGACGTGGAGTAGCAATCGTTGACTTTGCTTGGTAACCCTTGAACTGTGGACCCTTGCTTGGGTCTGTTCCATCTCTGTACATAATAAACTTATAAGCCAAGTACTCTTGTGCTGCAGATGGAGATGAAGTTGTTACTTCTGGCGCACCTACTGCTGCGTCATAAGAGATAACGTCATACTCTACGCCATTCTCATCAACAGTATCTAGTGTCATAGAACCGTAGGTAAAGTTACCTCGACCTAGTAGTCGCTTAAAGTTCTTCTTCTCAAGTGTGTTGTATCGAATATTGCCAGTCTTTAAGTAACCCGTAGGAGTTAGTTCAGTCAAATCCTCAGTGTAAATACTTCCAGTTGTTGCAACAATCGCAGCAGCAGATGTCACTGCTGTAGATGTTACGTTAGTTGCAGCCTTTGTGTATGTAAATGTAGTGGTAGTTGGCACTGTTGTTACTGTGTACTCACCATTGAATGTAGCATCGACACCTTCGACCCAAATGGAATCGCTTACCGCTAGGTTATGTGCTGCACTTGTAGTCAGTGTTGCTACATTGCTAGTCAATGCCTTATTAACAATGGTACCCGCAGAAGTAGCAGATGTAGTAAATGCTAGTTGCTCAGTACCATTGACGAATGCACAGCCAGTAGTAATATGGTTTGTTACACCTGGGTAGTAAATATCATTTGCGTAAGCAAAGCGTAATGGTTCTATCTGTGTTCCTAGGTCAATACGGATAACCCCAGGCTCACCATTAACAGAGGTCGCGCACCACACAAAGCGGTCACGTGCTGCAAAGTCGTAGCAAGGCTGGCTTGTTTGAACAATGAGTGGACCGTAGTTGATTGAACCATCGACGTCTGAGACAGTTGCTGCTCGGATACCCTTGTTAGTTCCAATCATCATAAAGCCTAGGTAGTAATAAATCTTGTGACAGATTTCCCCCACTGGAAGTTCTGCTGCAACAACTGCTGATGTAAGAGTTGGCATTACTCCAGCAGTAGAGAGAGTAAACTTGACGATTGTTGACTGGATGCCGTTGTATCCTGCAACATAGATTGCAGAACCTGATGCTGCCACAGATGTGAAAACGTGTGCAGTTGATGGGTGTGTATAAACAGCAGTTGGCATAGCGGATGCAGATGATGAGAACTCGTACACCTTATTGTCGGCACACATTACGATACGTTCTTTGACGTACTCCATTGTTGCGTTAGCAACTGTTCCAATTTCATCAAACATTTTTGTAACGTCTGCAGTAGAGGCAGAGGTACCAGTCAGAGGTTTCTTATAAACAGTTTTCTTGGTTGCTGTGTTAGTAATCCAGAATGCTGTTGTGCCATCATCACAGATTCCATACACAGCACTATCTGTTCCAGCGTTGTAATCAATAAAGTGAATAGGTGACGAACCTGGAACAATCTTGTCTACATCATATTCATCCCAGAGCAATACACCTTCGGTGTTGTTAAACTTAATAGAACGAACAGACTGGAATGGTCGACCATCGGGACGCACACGACCAGTTGTGATGTGGTTTACATCTACATTGTTAAGTAGAGTTACTTCACCCTGCTTGAATACATCTACGCCTTTACTATCTGCAAAGCGATAGTGACCAAACTCGTCTGCAGTTTGTGGGTCGAAGTAGACAATGCCTGTACCACCGTGGAAAGAAGACTGTGAACGAATCCACCAGCCAGTTAGAGATTGCTCTCCTGGTTCTGTCTGGTTGTCGAACTGTTCTTTACGAAACGGTGCTGTCTGTCTAACATATGGTCGTGCATCATTGATTGCATAGATAAATGGGAGTCCACCAATTGCTACATCATAATTGATGTCAGTGTTCTGCCAGATTGCACCGTCGGAAACGATACCAATATCAGTTGCGATGGCTCGCGTTGGACGACCTTCGGTAATATCACGACCAGCCACTTAGACTCCTTAAGGTTTGTCTTGCTCTATTTGCTTCTTTAATGTTTGCCAACTCCAGTAGAGACCGTAGTAATCTACGTCTAACGAGAATCGTTTCATATGTCGTACTAGCGCACCTGTGTGTGCGTAAAGTGGAACACCTGCTTCTTTAAGTTTGCGGAAGAAAACAATGTCTTCTCCTACATACTCATCTCCAATACCTTCTTGCTCTGCAAACATAGACTGATTTGGAAACTTAGCACGTAGTGCTGGTACCACAGACTTATGCATTAGAACAAAACCAAAGCCTGCTGAGTCAACTTTTATTACTTGATTCTCAGGCAGTGGATGTACGTGTTGGATTACGTGTTCACTAATATTGTGGAACAAAGCAGGGAATGGTTGGGCTAGTGTGCCTTCGTTCTGCTTAGAGATGAAGTAAGTGCCAGTTACAACTGGCTTACCAATCTTGTCTGCAGCGTCCCATACTTTAGCCAGCACGTGGATATCCATTACGATGTCCGAATCAACCCACAAAAGCCAATCAGTTTTAATCTGGTCTGCCCAGTAATCAAAGAGTACTTGGCGTTGTCTTCCAATTTGGTTACCTTGCACTCGCATACTGTGCGTAATCTCAATGCCGTTAGCAGGAGCCTGGAGGGCTATGGAAACCATACCCTCTGTGAACTTGCCATCAGTATTGCCATTGTCACACCAACCTAGTGCTACTGTTCCTTTATTTACTTTAGCCATAGTGTCCCCTATAGTAGATTAACTAGGGAGCGTGTTCGCCCCTGTGATAACTGTGTGTAGATTTGAGTTGTAGCCACACTTGTGTGGCGCATTAACTCCTTTACCGCAATCAAATCACCGCCTGATTTCTCAAGCATTGTAGTTGCAAAGTAATGTCGAAGGCTGTGAAAATGCTTAGCGTCTTTACCAAGGATGCGACGCATCTCATTGGCTGCTCTACTAGATAACTTATTAGGCGTTACCTGCCAAAGTCTTCCAAGGGTCTCATAAGACCTAATCATATCTGAGACGATAGGCGATACTGGGACTATCAGGTCTGTTCCACCTTTGCCCTGTACTCGTAGAGAGTACCCATCCTCGTGCTCTATCAGGTCTGAGCCTTTGATGTTGGCTACTTCCATAGCACGAAGTCCTGCTGTGCCACCTAGTACGAACCAGTTGCGTAGCGTTGGGTTCTTGGCTTCTGCCAGCAACTTCTGATACTCACCCTTGGTTACAGGCTTAGGCACACCGCGCCCTGGCTTGACCTGTGGCAGTTGTTCAGCGGGGTTGTTACCATCTACTAACCCCATCTTGTTGAGGGACTTGTAGATGCTTCTGAGCCTTGCTACATAGGTAGCCTTGGTAGATTGCTTAGTAGCCTGGAGTATCACCCGCTCTAAATCCTCGTAAGAGGCTAGAGCAGGGTGAACACCCAAGCGTCTAATAATCTGCATATCCTGCTTAAACAATTGCTCAGAGAACCCTGAGGTTCTATAACGATTGTGTAACTGTTCTGCTATCTGTTCTATAGGTATAAGTTCCATACCCATAGCCTAGCACACTACGACAGGTTCGGTGTGGATTGTTCCGCTTGCCTGCGGTCGTATTCAGCCTTAGTCATTGAGGTAAATGACCCGTCTGGATGTTGAATAACCGCGTACTCTGTTCCGTCTGAATCAATAACAATTTTTAGATTATCCATTTTTATAACTCCGCACTAAAACCGATGTGTCCACCAGTTGATTTTGTTTGTCCGAGTGAGGCTCGATTAGTTGTCTGACCACCAGCGGTGTTAAAAGTTACACGCCCACCATTAGTGCCAAAAACAATACCTGTAACACTTGTTACATCTAGTGTGTAACTGGTCATATCAGTCACAGTCAAAGTTGCAGAATCCACAGAAGTAGGTGCAACGCGCATTGGAACAGGATTGTTAATGAAAATAATGCCTCTGTTTGCATCCTCTGTTGTTCCACTACCTAAAGCAATAGTGCCTGTTGCTGTTGTTCTCCAATAGTAACGCTGGCAAGCGGCTAATTCTCCTTGGAGTGTTCCCGTTGCAGTTTGGAAAGCGGTAGCGACTGAACCTGCTTCAAGTTGTACGCCCCAGATGTCAAAGGTATTTGACTGTAATCCTAATGTGCCATTAAGTGAGTTGTAATCTGAACCAGATGAGAACCAAAAACGAACACCTAAAAGTGAACTTGTTCCAATAGTTTTACCGCTTATAGATGCGAGTGCAATAGTTGCAGAATAACGCGCCCAAGATGTTGTAATTGCCACCTTGGTACCGCCATTAGAAACTGTGCTTGAACCGCCTGAACCAAACTCTTGGAAAAGGTCTAATCCGATTGATGGTGTTCCAGATGTTGCCTTTGCATAAAAGGATAAAGTAACTGTCTGACCTGCAAAAGTGCGAACATCCTCAACAGGTTGTTGCATTACAACAAGGCTTGATGTTCCTGTACCACCGACAACAATGTTACGGACAAAGTAGGTTGCTTCATAACCTGCGACTGGTGCTGTTCCTGGAGTGAAAGATTGTCTTTCCATTGTCTGTGTTGTGCCAGTGCCAGTAAAACCTGTTTTAAATCTGTCGCAAATATATGCGGCGTTTGTTGATGTAGTCGTACCGCGTTGCCAAATATCAAATGCACCGTTGATGATTTTGTTCTTACCTGCTGCAAAATTGCTTTGATAACGCAAGCCTGTCGATGTGGAACTATCTGCTACAATTTGCTCCCCATCGTTTCCGACAGGCACCCTAGCCTGGGTAGTGGAGTAACCGAATAGGTCACCCTTTGCTGTTAACGGCGAGTTAGCCGTTGTTGGAACTCTACCTGTAGCCATTAGTTGCCTCCCAATCCAAGCGCCTTTAGATCATCAGTTGTTAAACCAAGTGCTGCAAGTTTTGCTTCGGCTGCTTCTTTGGCTGCTTCGGCTTTTGCTTCTTTTGTTTTTATTTCAAGTTGAGCATTAGCCCATTTTTCAATAGTAAGTTCATACTCTTCTTGACTAAGATTTGTATAACCATTTTTTTCGTCACCAATTCTTAATATTGGATGCTCTGCTTTAAGACTTTCAATAATTTCATTTTTTGTCATTATGCTGCTGCCAATCCATAAATAGCCACTGTACCTGTAATGTTTCCACTTGCTCCACTTAAAATAAATCCTGTGTAGTTGCGTGCTGTATCAGTTGAACCAGCCATAGTCCAACTTCCTATGTCACCCGAATAACCTGTTCCCATACCATAAATTAGTGGATAAACAGATGAACCAGTTCCTACACGATAAACATCAAAACTTATTGCGTTTGACGCAGTATTTCCAATATTCAAAGTGCTGTATTGTGAAGCATTTGACATTGTAGTTGTTGTTAATACACCAGCATTAAAAGTAATTTTTGTTGTTGCGCCATAATAACTTGATGATTGTGTTGTGGGACCAGCATAACGCCATTGCCAATAAAGCATAACTGGTGGAGCAACGCTGGAAGAAATATCTTCAACTACTACCCTATATGCTTTATATGTTGATGTAAATACATCATCAAAAGTTGTTGATGTTGTTGCTACGCTTGAAAAAGCAGAACGCTTTATTAAAACAAAACCATTTGTATCCGCAGCAGCAGCCCACTTTAACCCAGTGCTTGCTGTTGAGTCGGCGGTAAGAACCTGCCCATTGGTACCAACTGCTAGGCGGGCTGGAGTATCGTTGGCGGTAGCCGTCAGTAAGTCTGCCTTAGCATCAAAGATGGTCGGCTGGATACCACCTTCAATTACAGGTATGCGTCCAACTGT